CGTCAATTAAGTTTTAGTTTCAAGGTAATTGCTAATAGCATTAAAGAATTGCTTCCAATGTGGAAACGTATTAATTATTTGTGTGGATTAACATTACCTGCTAATTACACATCTGCACCAAGTCAACAAGATGGCAGTGAGAATCAGTTTATGATTCCATCATTTGTTTTGTTGACGTTAGGTGATATGTATAAAGAACAACCCATTATAATTAATCGTGTAGGACTTACCATACCAGAAGGTGCGTCGTGGGAAACTGTGAGTGAAAACTCGGAACAAGATTGGTCATATTTGAATAACATTATTACATGGACTGGTTCAAAAGGAAAAGTTGCTCAATTTCCAAGAGAAGTTGAAATATCAGTTGATTTGACACCATTGTTCAAAGAACGACCTGTCACTGGAATGGCAAACTTTGGACATGCTCCAAGAGATCTTAAGAACATTGGATTGGTTGGAGGATTTAATAATGAGTTTTCAGAAGCCTTAACGGTTAATCGTGTATAATTATTGATATATGAGATATGACAAAAGTGTCAACATAAAGAAAAGATGGGATGGTAAAAGATATTTTGGTACACGATTGTATCCAAATATTCCAGTCACTTCATCTGATATGTATGTTGTAACAAACGAAAGTGACACGTTGGATAATTTAGCGTTCAAATATTATAAGAATCCTTCATTGTGGTGGATTATTGCTCAAGCAAATAATATTGGAAAAGGAAAATTGTCGGTGCCTGCTGGATTACAACTACGTATACCTATAAACGTGACTACAATTTTAAATAATTATACCGTTCTTAATTCATAACAGTTATGTCTACTCGATTCGTAGCGCCATTTGAAATTCAACCGTTTCCAAAATACATTCGTGACGAACTAGAACGTCGTGAAAAAGATATTGGAATGAACTTTATTTCCAACACTATTGCTAGTTGGGATGATGACGGTAACTGGAATACATACAAAGGACCAATGCGTTGTTGGGTTCGTGTATGTTCCAATGGTATTGGTGAAGAAAAATATGGTTCCAAAGAAGGTTTTGTAATGGGTGGTGCAAATGGTTTTTATAAAGACTACGGATTTGATCCAACAACTTACAACAAAACTGAAACTGTATTGGGATTTACTCCGTCTGGAGTTGAACATAGTATTGTCGGTGAAAACAATCAAAATGGAATTATAAATAAACATGTTCCACCACCGGGTATTATCAGCATCGATGCTATAATGCAAAAGTCGATGTATCGTCAGATTACTATCAAGTGGAAGTGTTATTCTAAAGATCATTTGAATTACATGACGCCGTACTTTATGTCCCCTGGCGTTTCAATGTTTATTGAATGGGGTTGGAATCATTATAATCCCAAGTGTTTGTTAAACTTAACCGATATTGGTCAACCAGCAAAAATGAAGGAGTCTGTTGACGATAAAACACCCGGACCATCTGGAGATCCTGAAGATCCCAGAAAGACTAAAGGATTTGGTTTATTGGGAATTTACACCGATCCATTGGAACAACAATTGATTGTTGAAGACGGTAAAGGTCTGTATGATTTAACTTGTGGTATTATAAGTAATTTTGATTATTCTTTACAACCAGATGGTTCATACGACTGTACCACGGAGGTAAAGAGCAATAGCTTCATATATAGTGGCGTTCAAACTCGTAGTAACGCTATGGCATCAACGTCACCGGCTGATAGTAAAGGAAACAAAAAGCCAGAACCGGTTAAGACTCTCAAAGAATACATCCAGAATGACTTTAAATCGTTACCAAAGACCGTATTAACCGGTTTGAATGGTAATACTCCACTATTCCCTATTACGGGATGGCCGGGACCAGAAACCCGTGTATTTATTCCACGTAACTTGGATACTTCTAATGATCCACGTACAAAAATTGATAATGTAACAAAATACAGTTTTGACTCTGGTGCAAACGATGAGTTTTGGATTACTATGGGTTTATTTGTAGACTTGATTAACAAGTTCTGCACAGCAGAGTCACAGAAAACTGGCGCTACATTTAATCAAGTTGACATCAAATCATCGTGGATTGGCGGACATAAAAATCTAATAAGTATTGATGGTAAGGTATTGTTGATACCAAATTCTCAGGCACCTAATATTTCACCATCTGTTGAAGATCGTGGAAACTCAAAAAACTATACAACACCTGACACGCAAAAGGACGGTAAGGATCCATCTGCAATTAGCGAGGCGGATAAAACTCTACAGTCGATATTCAATAGTACAACAAGACAAGATCTCAATGAAATTGTTAACTATTTTAGAATAAAGAACGGTGGCAAAAATCCTGCTGATGTTGAATTTCCATCAAAACAATATGATTATAATTTGGGCAAGTTGGAGAACTTGTATATTCATAAAGATGTCGTTATAAAAGCGGTTGAAAAATCAGAAACGATTACCGACATATTGAACTTCGTTCTGAATAAGATTTCCGAATCTGTCAACGGCCTTTGGAAGTTTAACCTTATTCAATTTGGACCTTCTAATTCTTTGTTATCCATTATTGATACCGATTGTTTTAGTTTGAAACGTTTACAAGAATTGAATTCGGATAAGCGGCCGTATTTGTATTTCTTCAAAAATAGAGCCAGTAGAAACAATATTCAGGCATTGAATTTTAGTGTTAAATTAAGTGATAAGGTTGCTACTTCGGTCATGTTTAATTCACCAAATGATAATAAAACATCTGTTCCTTTGAAGAATCCGTTTAGATTTGTAATAAGAGATAGATTCTATAAGACTATAAACGACGCATCGTATTTGTCTCCGAAAGATCAACAAACTTTAATTAAAGATAAACAAAATCTTGAATTGGAACGTAAACGGTTGGATGAAAAACGTCAAGATGCTATTAAAAAGGAACGTGATGTAAAGGATGGTGCGTACATTTATGGTGTTGTTACCCGTGAAAATGGTGAAGAAAAGACTTATATTCGTAAGTTGGTACTGACTCAAAAAGACTTATTGACTTTATTGGTTAATGATAAAGATCCGTATAATGGTTCGATCAATTCGTTTCCACAACCGGGAATAAAAGCGGAAATTACGGTGACAGGAATTGGGGGACTAAAAACATTTCAAATTTTTGGAATTGACAATTTGCCAGAACCATACGATAAAGACATATTGTTTCAGATAGAAGATGTAAAACATAGTTTACAAAGTAATGGTCAATGGACTACTACTATTACTGCTGGTATACGTCCTACAAAAGGATTAAACGTTAAATCATGATTGAACTAAGTAAATATATTAATTTGGCAGGCAACGTAATACCTCCAGTATTTCCACGTGCATATTTGTTTTCATCTTCTGACATTGATTATAGCATTCCATACACTCGTCGTTATTTTGTAAAAAAGGTCAACGATAACGATGTTATTGAGGTTGAGGGTGACAATTTTAAAAATGTACCAGATAATATCTATCAAAAAGTGAGTATCAACTGGCAAGTTTCAGGAATTCAACGTAGTGTCATTAATGATGGCAAGGTGATACAAGAAGGCGCTTACGAGTATAATCGTAAACAAGTTAAGTTGGCAGAAAAATACATGCCGGGGTTAACAATGAGAATTAGTGAAAAATACTTGGCAGGATTTAAAAGTTGACTTTTTGAAAAGATCACGATATGTTATTGTCAAGTGAACCAATTGACAAAAATTTCATCTGAAATAGGAAAAAAAGATATTATTATGGATGTTATTCCGTTATCGGAATCTACGCATCCTACGGTTACACAACCGTGTTTGGTTCTGATTAAGATAGTACTCACTGATCAATTTTACTGTCTTCATATCGACAGTTATGATGACTTTACATGTTACAAAAAAAGTGAAATTGAACAATTTTTGAATAAACGTCGTGGACGTATTTTTTGTTTTTCAAAACGAAAGGTTTTGCATCAACTAAACGTCAATAATCTTTTGGATTTATCTCTGGTTTGTTTTATTGAACAAGGTGACACTATTGAACAGGATGACTATGACACGTCATCACATTTGTTTTTTAAAAACAAATATCAAAACCACAATGAGATAAATAAAATTATTCCAGCCAACAATCACATATCACGGTTTCTGGATATGTGTGAAGACGTTAAAGTTTATGTCAAAAAGAAATATGACGATTCATACCATGTTGTAAATAGTGCAATTATTGAAACTCTTCAATCAATTGAATCACACGGATTGCAAATTGATTCGGAACAATTTGAGAAACACTTTCCAGAAAGGAAACACTTGGTTATAAATAATAAAGTATATACCGAGTATAATATTTTTACATCAACTGGACGGCCAAGTAATCGATTTGGAGGTATCAACTATTCGGCACTCAATAAAGACAATGAATGTCGTAAAAGTTTTGTATCGCGACACGGCAATGATGGATTATTGGTGATGTTGGACTATAGTGCGTATCATCCACATATCATTGGAAAGTTGATTCGATACAATTTTCCGGAAGGAGTAAATATTTATCGTTATTTGGGTCAATATTATTTCAAAACTGAAGATCTTTCCGAAGATCAGTTGAAGAAGTCGAAAACGTTAACGTTTCAACAATTATATGGGTCCATTTCAGAAGAATATGTTAAAATTCCTTATTTTGCGAAGATTCGTGAATATATTCAACATCGATGGGAATTTTTTAATGAATTTGGGTACATTGAAACGCCAATTTTCAAGAGACCGATTACCAAGAATCACTTGAAAGACGCAAATCCAAATAAATTGTTTAATTACATTCTACAAGCGTCTGAAACTGAGTTTTCAGTTCAAAGTTTGATGGATATCAATCGATATTTAACAGACAAACTGACAAAACCGGTTCTGTATACGTATGATTCAATTTTGTTTGACGTAAATAAGTTTGAAGGAACAACGGTGTTGATGGAAATTACAAGATTAATGCAAAATCAAGGATTTCCCACCAAGTGTTATTTTGGACAGAATTATCATGACATGCAAACTGTAACTATTTAAAAAGTTCAGTTTTGGTAAGATACACAATATTTATTAGATATTGTGTCGTCATGAATAAAAATAAAATTATAAAAGATATTCTAACTGAGTATGCGTTATTAGTTGAAGATGGTGGAATCTCCAAAGTTGATGCTGACAAGTTATTAACCGCTATTGAAAACTGTGGATATAGTGAGTATTTTTCACCAACAACTGTTCAGAAGATTGTTGAGGCTGACACAAAGATCGGTTCTTCGAAATATTTGACCGATGATGAAATTAAATCGTTCAACGTCATGGTTGGACCATTGAGACGTGCTGGTGATTTCAATGACAATGATTTGAAGCAAGTTGATCTAAGTTTGGCTTATAACAAGCCAGCAGAACGTTTTCCGGGCGATGTTCATGTACCCAATGGTTTGACCTACGACGAAATGGTTGACTTGGTTTCAAATCCAGAAAAACGCAAAGAGTATGGAATCCCTGAAAACCTTGAATTAAATTTCACAAATTCAAACACAAAGTTAAGACTTAAGTTTGGACCCAAGTTGGTCTCAATGATCAACGTACCACAGGGATTGAAAATTGGAACTCCCGGTTGGAGATCTGCGTTGTTGTATTTACAATTGTATCGTTCACTTGGTGATTTATTGAAGTCGAAGACGGTTAAGGCAAGTGGTATTGAACAAGAGAAGATTAAGGCTGATCAACTCAACGAGTGGTTCAAAGAAAACAATCCAGAGAAAGTTGTATTTGATCTTCACGTTTGGGATAAGGGCGAACACGTTAACACTGGCGTAAAGGTTGATTCCGCCGTACATCTACAATTGGGTACTGGAGAAAAAGCAGACATTGCTATGTTGGAACGTGGACGTGAAGTATTTTGGATTTCCTTCAAGGGCGGT